CGGAAGTCCAGCTCGCTGATGGCACAATGCTAGGCGATAACCCAGAGATCATCCGTATGCTGGCTAACATGGGCGTCTATCTGCGCGATAAGGTTGGCGAAGATACGCTTGAAGGCGTTAAGACTAGCGGCGGTGTGACGCCAAGCGATGCCATGCAGAAGGTTTCAGACCTAACAGCGCCTAATACACCTTACTGGGATCAACGTCATCCTGAGCACCACTGGTATGTCCAAGAGGCAATGAAGTGGAGGGAATATGTCTCAGGGTGAAAAATTATCAGACAGAGAGTTTAAACTTCAAGTTTTGAGGAGTACACTCGAGTTTGGAACACCTGAAATGATCCGCAATGCCCTAGTGGTATCGGATCAATTCTTAGCGTGGTGCGAAAAACCTACCGACAAGCCTAGTGCCCGGGGAAAGAGTAGCACATCGAAGCCAGGACAAGCGTAAGCCCCTGCCGTATGACAGTGACGTAAACTGTCAAACAAACTCTCGTCCGGTGTTCACCGGGTAGCGAAACCAACTTTACATTGCTAACAGGAGACGATTATGTCTACGCAAATTACGACTGCATTCGTGCAGCAGTTTAGCAGCAATGTCCAGTTGCTTTCACAGCAGATGGGCAGCTTGTTGCGTGGTTCTGTATCTGAGGAATCAGTTACAGGTGAAAAGGCTTTCTTTGACCAGGTAGGTCAGTCTGCGGCGATTAAGAGAACTTCTCGCCACTCTGACACTCCAATCTTAGATACTCCACACTCACGTCGTATGGTCACTATGGACAGCTATGAGTGGGCTGACCTGATTGACGATGCCGATAAAGTTCGTTTATTGATTGATCCAACATCTGCATATGCCCGTACTGCGGCTGCTGCAATGGGTCGTGCAATGGATGACTCAATCATTGCGGCTGCTACTGGCACTGCAAAAACTGGTAAGTCTGGCTCTACTAGCACTTCATTGCCTTCTGCACAGCAGATTGCAAATGGTTCTGTTGACCTGACTATCGAGAAGTTGATCGAAGCAAAGCAAAAGCTCGACGTAAACTCTGTCGATCCAAGCATTGCTCGATACCTTGTTTGCTCACCTTTCCAGATCCAGCGTTTGTTGAACGAGACTGCGGTAACCTCGTCTGACTTCAACACTGTTAAGGCTCTGGTCCGCGGTGAAGTTGACACATTCATGGGCTTTAAGTTCATCGTTTCTAACCGTCTTAGCAAGGCTGGCAACATCCGTACTTGCTTTGCATGGGCAGAAGATGGCATGAAGCTCGCCGTTGGTAAGGATGTCATGGCTCGTATCGAAGAGCGTGCTGACAAGTCTTTCTCTACACAGGTTTACTACTGTGCAACATTCGGTGCGACTCGCATGGAAGAAGAGAAGGTCGTTCAGATTGACTGTGACGAATCCGAAAGCTACACATTCGGCTCATAAGGGGGATTAACTGATGACTACTGTATATTCTGACGTTCGTACAGATACTACTCAGGACGATCCTTCTGAGTTCGTAAAAGCTAACCAGCTTGCTGGCAACCTTCGCGTTGCTCGTGCTGTTTTTGAAGCCTCTGCGCTTCCTGCTGATGACGTTATTGAAATGTTTGCATTGCCTAACGGTGCTCGCATCGTTGAAGGTTTTGCTTACTTCGATAATCTCGGTGCAAACACTGACATCAGCGTGGGCCATGCTGCCTATGTAAACTCTGCTGGTACTACTGTAGCTGCCGATCCCGATGAGTTTTTGGGTGAGACTGCAACAACTTCTGCTGGACGAGCTAACGTAGCAGCAACCCTTGCATTGGGTGCTAACACTGAAGTGGATCTTGACGGAGAAGACGCTAGCAACGAGTACGTTGTTACTGTAACTATGCTCAATGCTGCCGGTACTGGCACTATCGAGCTTGTTATGTTCTACGTCGTAGACTAAAGCTAACGGGGGGCTTTGCCCCCCTTTCTTCCCTGGAGCCTGTATGGATACCACGCTTGCAGTACATGTTGCCGAAAGCGAGGACGGAACCTATGCCGTCTTGATTGCAGTTGATGGGTTTGAAACTCAGGAAGATGCTAACCAATTTGCTTACATGTTTCTGATGGATGGCAGATTAGTCGTAGGCGATATAGAATTTGTGCCTAGTGAGGATTTAGAGAGTATCCACTGATGGCAGCATCTATCATCAACATCTGCAATAGCGCCCTTAACCAGATAGGCGCATCCAATATTCTAAGTCTTACTGAGGATAGTAAGGCTGCTCGTATTTGCAACCAGCGATACGAATTTATCCGAGATTCTGTTTTCCGAGCACATCCTTGGAAAGCACTAACGCGCAGAGTGACGCTTGCACCCGATGCAGTTAAGCCAGCCTTTGAGTTTGATAACGCATTTACGCTTCCCACTGATCCTTTCTGTTTGCGTGTTTTGTATCTCCGCTATCACGACATCCCCTACCGACTTGAAGGTCGGAAGATTCTCTGCGATGAAGATACGGTCGATCTCATCTACCTGGCGCGTATCACCGATACTAGCGAGTACGACTCTTTGTTGCTCGAAACTTTAACAGCTGCCATTGCTGCGGATGTTGCTTACCCACTGGTGGGCAGTAACAGCCTGGCACAGCAGATGCGTATTACCTACGAAGACAAGCTAAAAGAAGCACGATTTGTTAGTGCGACTGAAGGTACACCTGCAAGCATTAACAGCGTTGCCGATGCTGGCGCTCTTGAGGCAGATACGTTTATACGATCGAGGTTCTAAGTCATGGCGAAATCAAGTGCGCCGTTCACTAACTTTACTGCTGGTGAGCTATCGCCAAGGCTTGATGGTCGGACCGATCTAGCTAAGTATTTTAACGGCTGCAAGAAACTACAAAACTTCCTGACCTTCCCACAAGGTGGCGTTACTCGTCGCCCTGGCACAGAGCACATTGCCATAGGTATAAACTCAGGAGCCAACGAACTACGACTTATACCCTTCGAGTTTAACGTAGAGCAAACTTACGTCTTAGAATTTTCTAATTTGAAGTTTCGCATCTATAAGGACGGCGGCATTGTTGTTGATAGCTCCAGCAATCCTATTGAGGTAACGACTCCCTACCAAGCAGCAGACTTGCCTAGCTTAAAATTTACGCAATCTGCTGACACCATGTATATCGTGCATCCTAATCATGCGCCTCGGCAAATTACTCGAACAGATCACGATGCTTGGACAGTTACAGAAATAGAGTTTCGACGCGGACCATTTTTAGATCCAGCATTTGATGGATCAACACTTCAGGCAGACGGCAGAACAGGGTCAGTTACAGTAACAGCGGTTCCAGTAGTTGGTGCGTCCCCTCTTTTTCTCTCTACAGATGAGGACAGACTTTTAAAACTACATCATGGCTATGCAAAAATTGACAAGCTGATATACACGCTGGGCTATGATAATAAAGTTGGCTCAGGAAGTTTCTCTGGCAACTGCCATTTAGTTTCAGATACAACACAGAACTTTAATGTCATTGCTGATAGCGGAAGCGTTCTTACAATTGAACAACCAGCCTTTGGGGCAATTGGGGATAATGTTGCCTTTCAAAATGAAGCAGGCACTCTTACTGCTCTCACCAACGTTTCTCTTGTAAAGCTGTTTATTTCTTCAAATGAGGCATCGTGCACAGTACAGGAAAACGATAACCTGGAAGAGGAGCTGGAGCCTAGCATGACGGCTAGCACGATTAGCTTTCATGAGGGTGATCCTGATGCCACTGGCTTAGCGCACAACGACTTTATTGAAGATAGCGCCGGTAACTTTATTACTGAGGGCTTCGAGGTTGGTATGCGGATTAGCGCCAGCGGATCTGCCAATATCGCTATAAGCAGTATCTCAACCAGTGGATCAAAGATTGTTGTAACTACCGATGCGCCGCACAATCTTATTAATGGCGACCTAGTAAAATTTACAGGATCTACAGGGGTTACGGTTACATTTCCAACAACGCCGTCATCGCTCATTAACGACTTCTTTTTTGAGGTGCGTCTAGACGGGACTAACCCAGAAACAAAGTTTGACTTGCTTGATCCTACTACACGAAAGGATGCAACCGGCAGCGGAAGCTCTACGAATGGATCTCTTGTCAACGGCAATAACTTTTCCAATGCGCTAATTGTTGCGGTAAGCGATAGCATTATTACGCTTTCGACTAGTAACGATGTCCACTTCCAGAATGAAGGGCAGAGCATTACGGTAAGCGGTGACCTAGTTGCCGATGACGAATACCAAATGGGCGCGTTCTCAGACACTACTGGCTATCCTGCGTGTGTTGCATTCTTTGAGCAGAGACTTGTATTTGCTAACACTGCCATCCAGCCACAAACGCTGTTCTTTTCGGTAAGCGGGGACTACACAAACTTCACGGCTGGCGCTGCTGATGACAGCGCACTGATCTACACAATCGGATCTAACCAGGTAAACGTGATCCGCTATCTAACGTCATCCAGGGTATTGTTAGTAGGTACATCGGGTGGTGAGTTTGCTGTACGTGCAGGCTCCGTAGACGCGCCCATTACGCCGCTAAACACACAGATTAAGCAGCAAGCTAAGTATGGCAGCGCTGATATACAACCACTGGTTATCGGCAACACAGCGCTATTTGTGCAGCGAGAGCAGCGTAAGTTACGAGAGCTGGTCTATAACTTTGATGTTGATTCATACATTGCCCCAGACATGACGCTACTGGCAGAGCACATCACTGAAGGCAAGATTAAAGAGATGGCCTATCAGCAAGAGCCAAACAACGTCGTTTGGTGTGTGCTGGAAGACGGCAAGCTAGTAGCTATGACCTATCGACGTGAAGAAGACGTGGTTGCCTGGCATGAGCATCAATTGGGCGGAACGTTAACCGATGGCGCTACTACCTATAACTATGGGTTTGTAGAAAGCATTGCATCTATATCTAGTGGTCAGCGCACCGAAGAAGAGGTATATGTAGTAGTTCGTCGTACTATCAACGGTACAAACGTGCGCCATGTAGAAAGACTCAAGCCTATAGACTTTGGCACTAACGTAGAAGATGCGTTTTATGTAGATGATGGTCTTACCTACACAAGCCCAGAATCAACGCTAGATGGCGGCATATCAGGATCATCAAACTCAGTAACTCTTAATGACGCATCTGGATTCAGCGCATCCGGGAAGATAAAAGTAGGAACGCCATCTCGGTTCGAGATAATTTCGTACACCGCAATAACAGGTAATCAACTTAAAAATTGCGTAAGGGGTCAAAATGGCACTTTCCCTGCAGCTTTTGCGGATGGGCAAACCGTGGTTCAAGCCGCAGAAACAATTAGCGGACTTGACCACCTAGAAGGACAGACCGTTTCTATCCTGGCTAATGGTGCTACACATCCAGACAAGGTTGTTTCCTCTGGTAGCGTTGCGCTAGACCGAATTGTTACTAAAGCGCACATTGGGTTACCTTACGACTCAATCTTGCAGACCATGCGGATAGAAGCAGGTGGCACTGAAGGTACAGCCCAGGCTAAAACCAAGCGCATTAGCGATCTTGATATCCGCGTATTGAATTCTGTGGGTGTGGAGATAGGTCCATCGGAAGATGATTTGGATCTTATTCCATTTAGAAAGGCGACTATGGCTATGGATCAGCCAGTTCCATTGTATACTGGCGACAAATTTATCGAGTTTCCCGGCGGCTACAACAACGATGGGTTTGTGGTTGCCAAACAGGATCAGCCTTTACCGCTGACAATTCTGTCTATCTATCCTCGATTGCAGACGTTTGATAGGTAACTTATGGCAGATCCAGTATCAGCAACACTTATAGCAGGAAGTACGCTTCTCTCGGCAAGTAGTGCTGTAGCACAAGGGAAAGCGGGGTTAGCTGCATCTCGATTCAACTCACAAGTTGCAGAAAGAAACGCTAGGGTTCAAGAACAAGAAGCAGAGCTAATTGAAAGAAGTTCTGAGTATCAAATAGCGCAGTTTAGAAAAAACTTTTCTAACTTTATCGCAACCCAAGGCGTAGCGCTTAGGTACAACGGATTTGATGCTTCTTCTGGAACGGGGCTTTTACTTCTAACAGAAAGCGCAAAAGAAGCCGACGAAGAAATTAAGAACAGAAGATATAACGCTTCTGTCGAATCTCAAAGAGCATTAAGCGCAGCAGAGGATATAAGACTTCAATCAAGAGTGAATAGGGAAATGGCTAAAGCTGGAATGCAGGCAGCTAGGATGCAAGCGTTTGGTTCGCTGTTGTCTGGTGCTGGTCAAATTTACGGAATGAGAAATCCAAGCAACGTTACTCAGCCAAGTGTATCAGCGTATTCATCTGGAGAGAGTGCCGCTCCGACATTCACAGGATCAACAGGTATTCCGTTTGGCCCAGCCGAAGGCTATACGGGAGGTTAATTTATGAAGGTGCCAACGTATCAAAGAGAAACTGGAATCAGCCCAAGAGCTGGAGCGTTGCAGTCTGGCGTTAGGGTAAGCGCTAGTCAATTAGCTGAACCGGCAAGAGCAATGCAAGCAATCGCAAGAGGCGTGGGAGATGTTGGTCGAGTCGTATATGACGATTATCAGCGTAGAGTTAAAAATCAAAGGGATATCGAAGACCTAGAGATTAGCAACGAAGCTAAAAGAGCCATCGCAGAGATTGGTGCTGAAGCCCAGATAGCGGCGCAAGAAGATCCTTATACCGCAGAGAATCAATACAAAACAAGAATTGATGAAAAAATTGAACAGATTACATCAGGAATAGCAGACCCAATAAGAAGACAAAAGCTAAAGCTGTCTATTGAGGGTCTGTCACTTGGTCAAGAGATTGCTGTAAAGGATTCTGCTCGAAAGAGTGAAATCAATAAAGGCATTAGTGCGCTATCAGAAGCCGAGCGATTAGCTCAGATTGATATCCAGCAAGCGCAAACCCCAGAAGAAATTGCTGCCGCTCAAGAAAGACTAAACGGCCTGTATCGTTATGGCGTTGAAAATGGCTATATGCTATCCGAGATGGCCCCTGGAAAAGCTAGAGCTTCTCAAAATTCTGCTGCTAAACAATGGTTTGCTAACAAGATATCTAGTTTTACGACTATTGAAGAGGCAGAAGCCTTTAAGAAAGATATGCGTAAAATGGTGCCTAGCGAGATATTGTCTCAGCTAACGCCAGAAGAAATAACCACATACGAAACAACTCAGATCAATAGGCGAATTGCTTACCTAGAAGACATCGAGATTGAGCTTTCCGCTGAAGAGCAAGCTCGACAAGACGCCGCTGTAAACAGATCCCTGCTTGATATAGAGCGCGGTACTATTCCCCTCGATCAAGCTGGCGAGCAGTTAGATGCTTTTCTAGAGGCGGGTCTAATTACTCGATCACTGCACAAGTCATCTTTGGATCAGGCCCAGACAGCATTTTCTAAAAAAGCAGAG